TCTTTTACATCTTCAATGTGCCCTGCCCATTTAGACAGAGTTCCATAAATTTCTTCAACGTCTTTTCCTAAGGCTACTGCTTTTTTCAGAGTAGTAAAGCAGACAGACGCTGCTGAAAGTGCAGTTATCGGGTCTATCATTACTCATCTAACTTAGGCCAGTTATCCCAAGTTCTTGGGTCTTTATCACCGATTTCTTTTGGTATATCTCGTAGTGCTTGTCTATAAGTCACCATAGCAGTACCTACAGCAGAACCTTTTTCTAATGTTCTAACTACTTCCCAATCTGTATTAGCTAGTCTATTATTTCGTTCTAAACGTATGTCTTCTAAAACAGTTTCTTTTTGAGATTTTAATTCTTCGGTTGATAAAGATTCTACTTTTACAGTAACTACAAAATCTCCATCTATATAAGGCGGACAGGAAACAAGTTTTTGCGTATTAGGGTCATGATAAGCTCTATCGCTTACTTTTTTAAAACTCATTTGGGACAGTCTGCTAGAACTAGGTTCTACAGCAAACCACCTAGACCAATGTCCTACTTCATATACTTGTTCGTTTTCTATCTTTGCAATTAACATTTAATTCTCCATTAAAATTCAGGGAAGTCCTCTGTCGGAACAGATATTGTATCTTGACTTACATCGTACCTAGCAATTCCTTTTGTAACTCTAAAGTTATCCATCCACCCTACTAAAGTATGGGCGGCGTTATTGTGTATTCCTATTTTTAGAAAAGGCATATCTACAGGGTAGTTACTAGAGTCCGTAGCAAAAAGTTTCTTTTTACCGTCAAAATAGAACACTAAATTGTTAGAAGCCAACGTGGCGTCACGAACTAAAGCAAAGTGATACCAAGGTGCTTTTGAGTCAGTTTGGTCTTTTCTGTGATGTCCTGGTCTATCTTCAAGAGGCCCAAAGTCTGATTCAGCTACAATAGTGTTATAAGTATGTCCAGCAGAATTTCCTGCGGCTAACTCAGGTTGTCCAGCAGTGTTTTCAGCTACAGTAGAAAAGGTCGTAGCGTTTTGATAATTATAGCTCATCATAAAACTACTGGTAATATCTAACCTTACACCTAAACCATTATTAGTGCTTTGCATAGCATCTCCACGATTTATAATGTGGAATAGCCCTTGGTGTTGTTGTGCTGTACCAACAATTGCCCCTCTGTAATCTGGTTCATTTTGAACAACTCTATATAACTGTTCATATTTAACAAACCCTTCAATAGTAAATGAACAACGCTCCATACAATTATTAACGTCTAATGGTGTAGATAAATGGTCAGAACCGTTATCTGTAAAATATATACACCCACTACCAAATTTTGCTGGAACATTATTAGCGGCTTGAGCTTGTGCTACAGTTCTTACATTACTTGTACCTGTAACATTTGGTAAAGCCGACCCTGAAGCGTTTAAATGAAATTGAGTGTTTACATCTACTTTTGTAGGTTTAGTAGGTACATCATAAGTTGCTTTAGAAGCTGGGAATGTGTTTTTATTTTTAAGGTATCTTATATCAAATATATAACCTCTCATTCCTCCGTAAGTGCTTCCATCTAAACACCAAGCCCATCTATTTCCTGTTCCAGTTCCCATGTGCATTAGGTCTACTCTACTAACAGCTTGACCTAAATTTCTAGCAAACTCTAAAGGAACATCATCATTATATTGACGTAAAGGCCATGTTGTAGATTCATATACTCGATTACCATTTAAGTACATAGAAAACCTTGCTACCGTGCCGTGATTACCAGAGGTGCTTGTAGCAGGGCTATGTTGTTCTTTTTGAATAACCAAATGATTCCAAGTAAATGGATGAACTGTGTTTTCTGGTACATCTAAACAGGTAGCAGAAACAGCACCACCAGTACCATTGGTATTGAAAAATGGTCTTCCGCCTTTTACTACTGAATCAGTAGTATAGTTATTACCTTCGTGATATACCCAACACTCCATTGTGTAGTCAGCCATTTCAGGCTCTAGCATAACGTCTTGTCTTTCTACATACCAATACTTAGTGTTGTTAGGAGTAAATAAGGTTTGGCTATCATGGTTATTTCTTAAATACCAACTAGCCCCATGAATCTCTGGGTCATAAGTTTCTACAGGAGGAACAAAAGGACTCAAAGGATTTACTTGTGGTGAACCATATGGAAAGTCAAATATTGCGTTATTACTACTTGAATCTGTCCATCTATAATTATTTAAACAAAGTAATGTTGTATTCGCATCATCAGAAAACGGTTTATCAATAGGAGAAAAACCTTGAGTGTATCTAGTTGAAGTAGAAACTCTCAGATTACTTATATAACCTGTAAATCCTTGAAAATTTCTTTGGTTGTAATCTCCCATTGCAATTCTAGGAACTTCACCGTTTTGTGTAGCAGTTGCTCCATATGTACCAGAAGCGACTTCAACCCCATCAATAAATAACTTTAAGTTTCCTGAACCCGATGCGTTTGATACAGCAACGTGATACCAAGGCCCAAACTTTATTTTTCCAGCCGCAGACTCTACAATAACGTGTTGCGTTGAAGTGTCATCATAGTATATAAATCTTAACTTACCATCTGTCGTAACTCCTAAACCTTTACCAATATTAGTTCCTAGACCTTTTACAAATATATAATTGAATTGGTCATCAGTACCGCTTGTAGAAATAGAAGGAGCAGTGTTCATAATAAATGCTTCTAATGTAAACGTATCATCTGCATTTGTTCCGTTAAACACCGTGCTGGTAGATTCTTTTGTAATATCTAAATAAGAGTTTTGTCTGAAGTAACCAGACCAATACCCAAATGGTTTTATAAACGGAGTAAACCTACCTGTACCACATTGCAAATTTGCATTTCCAGGATGTGTTCTTACTCTTCTTTGTTGAGGCGATTTATCTAAAAGACCTCGTTGTCTTGTTTCATTTTTGTTCTGGAAAGTAAGCACAACTGTAGAAGTTCCATCTGCCGTAGTCTGCGTTGTTGCCATAGCAGAGTTAAGACCTTGATAAGTAGTAAACGGAGAAGATGGTAAATATATTTGGTCAGCCGATACATTATAAACAGAATGTCCTCTTACATATCTAAAGTTAGAAACGTGAACATTATTCATAAACGCATTTCCATCTGAATTAGGAAATCTGCCTCTTCTTGCAAGACGAGGAGGTAAACCACCTGCTCCTGGTACTGCGTTATTATTTGGTGTGCCAAAAGCAAAACCATGTTTATTGTAAGTGGCATGCATAAAGTTATTTCCGTTTGCCTGTACTGTAGCCTGAGTAGAATTAACATTTTTACCATTTATAAATATTCCATAAACCGCAGCACTTGTATTTACTGGTGGTTTTGTTCTACAAACGGCAATGTGATTCCACCCTCCCAAAGTTATAGGGGCAGTATGTTGTAAATTATTACTTACCCATAAATCTTGATTAAACCTGTAATTAGCAGTATCGCCAGCCATTATAGCTACATTTGGATTACCAGTAAGCTCGTGCATACGAAAAACAAATTGATGACTGTTAGGGTTCGTTACGTTATATGCACCAAAAAACCCCATTGTGGCTCTTATACCTACGCCAGTATTTCTTTCAAATTTCCACCACCCTTCAAAACAAAAGGCTTCTCTAGCAGAAAACATAAATGCTTTGGTAACTTCTGTATCATACAGACCTGAATCCATACCAGAACCAAACTGATAAAAACTTCCACCTTCTTCATGGTAAGGAAAAAATTGTGAACCATAATTATGACTTTCTGATTTAGGTATGTATCTAGGACTTATTTGTATTTTTCCACCACGATTAGCAGCACCTACAGAGTAATAAAATAATCTTGGTGCTATGTTAGTTGTAAATCCACTAGGTATAGTTATAGAAGTAAATGAAGCAGACTGACCAGCAGTCCCTTCTGCTGAAACAAAATCAGTAAATTCAACACCACCTCCGTGAGTTCCATCTTCTGTTATAGAAAATTTTATTTGGTTTCCAAAGTTGGTTGCGTGTTGTTGGTCAAACGAATATTTAAAGCCTTCGTACATAGTTATTGTTTCGCTAACAAACGCAGTTCCTACTGAACCAAACTCAGATTCAATAAAAAACCCTGTTCCGTTAGATACAC